AGGTGGAGGCGAAGGCCGACATGAAGCGACGCGGGCTGCGGTCGCCGGACTTGGCGGATGCGCTGTGTCTGACGTTCGCTAGTGCTGCCGCCCAAGTGGGTGGGCGGGCACCGGCTTGGGTGCCCGGTAAAAGCCTGAAGCGGAACGTGCGCGGGGTGGTGTAAACCCACCGCGCGGGGTGGTGTGACGCGCCATTCGGCGTGGTGTAGACTTTTCCACTGAAAAAAGATAAAAATATGCTTTCCCACAAAAGCGGACAGAAACCTTGGCCGGTTTAGCGGAACTTTCCCCCCAGCAGTTACTGATGCTCCAGCAAATGGGCTTGCTGGGTGGTATTGGTGATATGACCAATACGACCGCAAGTGGGCAGTTTGGTCCAGCAAGCGGGCAGGTGCAACGTCTTGAAGGGCCAAATGCGGCCATGACGACAGGCAACCTCGGCGGGCAATACGCTTTTGACGGTGGTTCTCTTTCTGGTGGCGTTGCATTGCAGCGAATGGAAATGCCGGGAACGGTTAGTAATACCATCGTACCGAACGCCAACATCAATTACGGTCCGCTTGGCGCAAATTATGCCGCTGCTATCACTCCACAAGGAACGCAGCATTCATTGGGCGGTACCTTAGATCTTGGCCCCGCGCAGCTTGGTTATACACGGTCGCTTGAAACGGACCGGATGCCGGGTGCAAATATGTTCTCCGTTGCCGTACCAGTAGGTAATGCACGTCTGAACGCAGCCGTAACACAAGGTGACAAGATACCGACCTCTTATAGCGGCGGAGTCACGATCCCCGGCTTGTTGGGTGGTGATTTGGAGTTAGCTGGCCGATATGCGCCAGACCGACGCGACCTCGGTGTGTTTGGTCGTTTCCAGAAGAGGTTCTGACATGAAGAAACCCACCAAGGCCGAGAAGAAAATCGGTAAAGTCATGGGCGAATACAAGGAAGGCAAACTCCATTCGGGTAGCAAAAAAGGCCCGGTCGTGAAGTCGAAGAAGCAGGCTGTTGCAATCGCCATGTCGGAAGCTGGCATGTCCAAGCCGAAGGGCAAAAAGAAATAATGCATTTGCACTTCTACGAAGGCATCCAAGGCTGGTTCAACTTTGCGTCCGCCTATAAGGAAGCGGTGCAAAAAGCTGACCCGGTTGCGGTGTTCGTAGAGGTCGGAAGCTGGAAAGGGCGTTCCGCTGCGTTCATGGCGGTCGAAATCGCCAACTCAGGTAAAGAGATTGAGTTCCATTGCGTGGACCATTGGAAGGGTTCCGACGAGGACGCGCACCATAACGACCCCGATAGGGGAAATTTGTTTGACGTTTTCAAGAAAAACCTGCAAAACGCACCCATCCAACCAAAAATACACCGCGAAGACAGTGTGATTGCCGCAGGGCGCTTCAAAGACGAGAGCGTGGACTTCATTTGGATCGACGCTGGGCACGATTACGACAGCGTCAAGGCCGATATTCTGGCATGGTGGCCTAAATTGAGGCCCGGTGGTACAATGGGCGGCGATGATCTGCCGATGGACGGCGTTTTCCAAGCAGTAACTGAGATTTTCCCCCACTACAACGCTGGTAATGAGACTGGCTGGTCGTGGTGGCGAGTTCGTAAGGGGGCCTAACAGTGGCACGCGAGATTGAGATCCAAGCCGAGGCGGGTTCTGCGCCAGAGGTGGAAGTCAAAGAGAACGGTGTAGAGAAAAAGTACCGGATGGATAAGTCCGGGAAGCTCATTTATGAGGCCGATGACGAAGAAGAAGACGGCGGGCCGTATATGGCGGACGGCCAAGAAGAACCCGAAGACGAAGAGATGGGTGAGGAAGAGTTTTCCGCCGTTGTAGGCAGCGCGATTGATGACGCAGCGGACTACATCGACGAATACATCGCCCCCATGCGCGAGGCGGCAACCGGATATTATAGAGGCGATCTTTTCGGGAACGAAGAAGAAAATCGCTCGTCGATTGTCCTGACCGAAGTCCGGGACACGGTGTTGCAGGTGATGCCGTCACTGCTGCGCGTGTTCACTTCCGCCGAAAAAGCCGTCGAGTTTGTCCCCCGCAACATGGAAGACGTGCCTTTGGCGGAACAGGCCACTGACTACGTCAACTACGTCTTCTACCAAGACAACAACGGCTTCAAAGTCCTTTACGACGTTTTCAAGGATGCTTTGGTCCGCAAAACAGGTATCGTGCATTGGCGCATCGACGAAACGGTCGATGTCCGCGAGTATTATTTTGAGGACATCGACGAAGCGCAGTACGTGTTGCTGGCTTCCGACCCTGAGTTGGAAGTGCTGGAAGTCGAACAGGAAATCAAGCAAGAAGGCTCCGCAGATGCGGCGGGCACGATGATGCGCCCGCCCGTCGTGTCCTACTCAATCCGCGTCCGCAAGAAAGAAAAGCAGCGGAAACTGGTGGTCGAAGCCGTGCCGCCGGAAGAGTTCCTCGTTTCGCGCAACGCACGCGATCTGGAGACTTCGAACTACGTCGGTCGCCGCCAACTCCGCACGGTTTCCGACCTCGTGGCGATGGGCTACGACCGCGACGAGATCATGCAATATGCAGGATCGTACGGCGATAATTTCGAACTGAACAACGAAGCTTTTGTCCGCAACCCGGCCATCCAGCCTTTCCTCGACAGCACGAACCAGCCCGATGATGCGCTGCTGCGCGTGTATTACGTCGAGAGCTACATCCGCGTTGACAAGGACGGCGATGGAATTGCCGAACTGCGCCGTGTTTGCTCGATTGGCGAGGCAGCGCATGTCCTGCACGACGAAGTCATCGACGAAGTACCGATGGCGTTGTTCTGCCCAGATCCCGAGCCGCACACGGTCATCGGCGAGTCCTTGGCCGAACAGGTCATGGACTTGCAGCTAATCAAGTCTAACATCCTGCGTAACACGCTCGATAGTCTCGCACAGATCATCACGCCGCGCATGGCGGTGGTCGAGGGACAGGTAAATCTCGATGACGTGATGAATACGGAAATCGGGGCCGTTATCCGGCAGCGTGCGCCGGGCATGGTGCAGCCGCTGACGGAAAGCTTCGTCGGCCAGCAGGCGCTGGGCGTGCTGGGTTATCTGGACCAGATCAAGTCGCAGCGCACGGGTATCACGCCGCAGTCGAGTGGCGTGAACGCGGACATCTTGCAGTCCACGACCAAGGCTGCGGTAGACCTAATGACGCAGGGTGCGGAACAACGCATCGAACTCATCGCCCGCATCTTTGCGGAAACGGGCATGAAGCGTCTGTTCAAGGGTCTGTTGAAAGCAATCATCAAGTTCCAAGATGCGCCGCGCGTAGTGCGTCTGCGGAACAAGTACGTCCCAATCGACCCGCGTTATTGGGATGCGTCGATGGACGTGGCCGTCAACGTCGGTCTGGGTAACGGCAACAAGGCTGAGAAGCTGGCCGTGCTGATGATGATCTTGCAGAAACAGCAAGAAGCCGTGCAGATGATGGGGCCGCTCAACCCGGTCGCAAACATCATGCAGATGCAGAACACGATGAACGACATCCTGACGGCGAACGACTTCAAGGATGTCGCGCGCTACTTCGGTCCGATTGGGCCGGAACAAATGCAGCAGATGCAACAGCAGACTGAACAGGCTGCATCCAAGCCAGACCCGGCTGAGTTGTTGGCGGAAGTCGAGCGCCAGAAGATTTTGGCGGACATCGAAATCCAAGCGGCGAAGGCACGGCTGGAAGAGGCCAAGGCCATCGTGGCGGATGACCGCGAACGCGATAAGTTTGAAGCGGACCTAGTCCTGCGTGCAACGGAGCTGGAACTCAAATACGGGACACAGGTCAACATTGCGAATATCCGGGCCATGATGGAACGTGAGCGCAACATGCTGGCTGCTGCCGCACGCCAAGGCGTGGTGCCGCAATGAAGGTAAATGAAGAAGTTTCGCGCAAGGCGAAAGACCTCTTGGACGACCCGTTGGTCCTAGAGGTCTTAGAAATCCTAGAGGATCGGGCTATCTCCGATTGGAAGCAGTCCGACCCAAAGGATAGTGAAGGGCGCGATCACGCATGGGCTTTGGTCCGTGCAATCGAGCAATTCAAAACGGAACTTGGATCAATCGCCGCCAATACTCGGATAACTGCTTGGAACCGGAGGTTGCGCGGTAAAACCTAATGAGGTATTTTAATGACTGACGGCACTCCCACGCAGGGAACCGGCATCTCTGGTGCTGCCCAACAATTCGAAGCCATGATGGCCGCTGGCGACAGCGCAAACCAACCCGCTCCGAACGAGGAAAGCACCACCCCCGAGGCCGATGAGGCCGAGGTGCTTGCTTCCGATACGACAGAAGAGACGCCATCTGAAGCCCCCGAAGGGGAAGACGAAGGTGCTGTTGAGGAAGAAGCAGCCGCTGAAGAAGAAGCACCGCAACAGACTGATCCACTTGACCAGATTGTCACCGTCAAAGTTGACGGCAAAGAACAAGAAGTCACGCTGCGAGAAGCACTGAACGGTTATTCAAGGACGGCGGATTATTCGCGTAAGACAATGGAACTGGCCGAACAGCGTAAAGCTATGGCGGCGGAGTTCCAAGCGGTCCAAGAGGAACGTCAACAGTACGCCCAGCTTCTCACGGCACTTTCCCAGCAGTTGCAAGCGCAGCAGCCGCAGGAGCCGAACTGGGAAAAACTGTATAACGAAGATCCTCTGGAATATGTGCGTCAAAAGGATCTGTACCGCGAACGTCAAGAGAAACTTGTTGCCGCTCAGATTGAGATGCAGCGTGTTACTCAGGTTCAAGAACAGGAAGCTAAACGCGCCCTTGCGGACTATGTGAACGCGGAGAAGGCGAAGCTCTTCGAAGTAATCCCGCAATGGAAAAATGAGGAAGTTTATCTGGCCGAGCGTGGCAAACTCCGTGAGTACGGAAACCAGCTTGGGTTCTCAGACGAAGAACTTTCTCAGGCTTACGACCATCGTGCTGTAACGGCTTTGTATAAAGCCATGAAGTACGATCAGATGATGGCTAACAAGCCCAAGCCCGCAGCAGCCCAACCGGGTGCGCCAAAGGCAGCGCCAGCAGGCGGTCAGACGAACGTCGTTCCGAAACGCAGCGCGACCGAAGTCACTCGCGCGAAACAGCGTCTCGCCAAAACAGGCCGCGTGCAAGATGCCGCGTCCATCTTTGAAACCCTGCTCTGAAGGAGGCCGTAATGGCTCAGCCTACCAACCTCGTTGATCGGTACGATGCATACCGTTCGATCCGTGAAGATCTCGCGGACGTTATCTACAACATCTCTCCCGAAGAAACGCCGTTCATGTCGAACGTCGGTCGTGAGACGGTGAAAAATACTTACTTCGAACACCAGACGGACGCTCTTGCCGCTGCTTCGACCACGAACGCCGTGATCGAAGGCGACGATGCTTCGGCTGATTCGCTCGCAATGACGAACCGCGTTGCTAACTACACGCAGATTTCGCGTAAGGTTATCGCCACGTCGGGCACCGTCGAAGCCGTGAACGAAGCAGGCAAGCGTTCGGAAATGGCATACCAACTCGCTAAGGCTTCTTCTGAGCTGAAGCGCGATATGGAAGCTACCCTCCTCTGCAACCAAGCAGCGACGCAGGGCAACTCCACGACTGCTCGCACGACCGCTGGCCTCCCGGCTTGGCTCCGCACCAACACGAACTTCGGTTCGGGCGGCGCTAACCCGACGATGTCTTCGACCAACGACGGTTACCCGAACGCTGGTCGTACCGACGGCACGCAGCGCACTTTCACTGAAACGATCCTCAAGGACGTTATCAAGAAAGTGTGGACTGAAGGCGGTTCGCCGAAGATCCTCATGGTCGGTCCGCACAACAAGACTGTTGTGTCCGGCTTTGCTGGCATCGGCGCTACCCGCTTCAACGTGCAGGGTGCCAAGCCGTCGGTCATCATCGGCGCTGCTGACATCTACGTGTCGGATTTCGGCAACGTGTCGGTTGTTGCGAACCGCTTCCAGCGTGAGCGTGATGCTTTCATCCTCGACCCCGAATACGCAGCAGTCGCGTATCTCCGTAACTTCCGCACGGAGACGCTTGCTAAGACGGGCGACAGCGAAAAGCGCATGATCCTCGTGGAATACGGCCTCAAGGTGAAAACCGAAAAGGCCCACGGTATTGCGGCTGACTTGACCACGTCGTAATCTCTGGGAGGGGCGGCATGAGCCGCCCCTTCTTCCTAAAGAGGACACAATGGTAGATCGTAGGCTATTAAGCTATGACCCCTACACGGGGATAAAACGGACATTCGAATACGATCATTCGGATGACACGTTTTCGATCATTACGGAACAAGACTGGGACGACATCGGTGAAGCCAACCAGCAGGCGCGCAATGATGCGCCGACGCGCTGGGGCGATATGGCAAAGGTCGCGTCCATCCCACTGACCGTCTACTACGACCTCATCAAGAAAGGCATCTTGAACGATCAAGATGCTATGAAGAAATGGCTCAACGACCCTGAGAACCAAGTCTTCCGCACGCGCGGGGGCACGGTATGAAGGTCTGTATCGCTCTTCCTTGCCGGGACATGGTGAACACTGGGTTTGCCTACGATCTGGCCCGCTTGTCCGCCTATTGGTCTAGCCAGCACCTCCCCAACGGGGACGAACTGATGTTCCTGACCAGCATGGGCACTTTGATCGCAAACCAGCGCGAAGAACTGGCCGAACAGGCCATTGTGAACGGCGCTGATTGGATCTTGTGGCTTGACACGGACATGCGTTTCCCAAAGGACACACTAGACCGTCTTTTGGCCCATGACGTGCCCATCGTGGCCGCGAATTACGCCACCCGCCGCATCCCGGTCAAAACTGTTGCGTTCGACTTCATCGAAAGCAAGTGGGAGTGTGTGTACACCAAGCCGGAAGACACCGGGCTGCGCGAGGTAGTCGCCGTCGGAATGGGCGTTTTCCTTGTGCGCGCAGATGTGCTAAAGTCCATGCCTAAGCCGTGGTTCCACATCGGTTATTCGCTCAAGAGCGGGAACTTCAGCGGCGAAGACATTCATTTTTGTAAGCAGGCGCGCATCTACGGTAATAAGATCCTGATCGACCAAGATCTCTCTAAAGAGGTCAAGCATATTGGGATTTTCGAGTATACTCACGACCATGCTGAAGCCTGCCTAGAGGACGTGTAATGGCCCTAGCGACCTATTCGGACCTTCAAGCGTCCATCGCAGACTGGCTGAACCGGGCGGATCTGACATCCGTGATCCCGGATTTCATTGCTTTGTCCGAAGCCCGGTTCAACCGGGAATTGCGTGTGGCGCAGATGGTCAAGGTCGCTACTGCGACGGTGTCGGACGGGTACTTTGCTGTGCCCGCCGACCATCTCCAGACCATTTCGCTCCGTCTTACATCTCCGACAAATTACCACGGGATGTGCGAGTTTGTTTCCATCCAGCGGCTGAACGAACTCAATGGCAACCCTAATCTCACGAATACCTCGCGCTACTATTCCATTGTTGACGGCAATTTCCGTTTGGCTCCGCAGCCGAGCGGCGACATCACGTTGGAATTGACTTATTACGGCAAAATTCCTGCTTTATCGAGCGGCAATACGACAAATTGGCTGCTGACTAAATCACCGGACCTATACCTATACACATCGCTGATGCAGGCCGCTCCGTATTTGAAAGACGATGAGCGCGTTGGACTATGGGCCACGGCAATGGGCCAAGCGATGGAAGCCATGCAACTTGAAGCTGAACGGGCGCAGTTCCCAGAAGGCAAACTTAACGCGACCCGGAGGACATTCGGATGAGTTCGTTCAGCGATTATCTTGAGAACAAAGTTCTTGCCCACGTTTTTGGTGGCACTGCTTATACTGCACCTGCGACTTTGTACATCGCTCTTTATACTGTGGCTCCCACAGACACAGGCGGTGGCACTGAAGTTTCTGGCGGTTCTTACGCCCGACAGACCTGCGCGTTCACTGTTTCTGGCAATCTTGCTACGAACACCTCTGCGGTCGAGTGGCCGGTTGCTACAGGCACATGGGGCACAGTTGTAGCAGTGGGCGTGTTTGATGCGCTGACATCCGGCAACTTGCTGGCTTATGGTAATCTCGCTTCCAGCAAGACTATTTCATCGGGCGACGTTTTCCGCATCCCGACCGGCGACCTCGACATCACGCTCACCTAATAGGCGGGCCGCATGGCAATCTCTCTCAAGCATCTTTTCCAGTCTGCCAAGACAGACGGCCCGGACAACACGATTGTCCAGCCGTCCGACTGGAACGATGAACACGTCTTGACCCAAGCTACTGGAAAGTTGCTTGGGCGCACGACTGCGGGCACTGGTGCGACGGAAGAAATCAGCGTGGGCGGGAGTCTATCTCTATCGTCTGGCGCGCTTAATGTTTCCAGCATCAGTTTGGCGCAATTATCGCAATCCAGCGCAACAGCGGGTCAAGTTGTAACATGGAATGGGTCGGCATGGACGGCTCAAGCACCCGCCACGGGTGTTTCCTCATTCAATACACGCACCGGCGCTATTACGCTATCCAGCAGCGATGTCACAACAGCACTGACCTATACGCCGGTGAATAAAGCTGGCGATATAATGACAGGAAATCTAACGGTACCTGCTGTTGTTATGCAAACGCCGTTTGCTTTCCGCAATAAAATTATCAACGGGGCGATGGTAATCGACCAACGCAATGCTGGAGCAAGTGTTACTGGGGTTTCAGGAACTAATGTGTTTCCGGTTGACCGTTGGTTCAATACAAGCACCCAAAACAGCAAATTAACGCTTCAGCAAAATGCCGGATCGGTAACGCCCCCGTCTGGCTATAGAAACTATGTTGGTGTGACTTCGTCTTCTTCATATTCAGTGCTAACAAGCGATGCTTTTACGCTTTCGCATCGTATCGAGGGGTACAATACCGCTGATTTAATGTGGGGTACTGCGTCAGCCCAAACGGTTACTTTGTCTTTTTGGGTTCGCTCGTCTCTAACTGGAACATTTGGTGGTGCATTTGGTAATAATGCGATCAATCGTTCATATCCATTTACTTATACAATTAACGTAGCAAACACATGGGAACAGAAAACAATTACGATTGCTGGCGATACAACTGGCACGTGGCTAACAACAAACTTAACCGGCATTTCTATATATTTTGGTTTAGGTGCTGGTTCCACTTACAGTGGAACCGCTGGATCGTGGGCAAGTGCAGCATATTTGACTGCTACTGGCGCAACGTCAATCGTAGGCACCAACGGCGCAACCTTCTATCTCACAGGCGTTCAACTTGAAGTTGGCTCCGTAGCCACACCATTTGAGCATCGCCTCTATGGGCAAGAGTTAGCGTTGTGTCAGCGGTACTATGCTAGCTCAGGTGGTTTCACTGAATATCATGTCGTCCCTGCTCCAAACGCAACATTCTTGGGTGTTTATCGCGTTAATATGCCTGTACCGATGCGTACTGACCCTACGCTTACGCCAAACTATAGTGCTAGCAACGCAATTAGTGCATACGGATGGTATACAATGAACCGTAACTACTCTGTCCACTACATCACTGCGTCCGTATCAACAAACGCATATATGTTCTTTACATGGACTGCGAACGCGGAGCTTTAACTATGTACACTAATGCTAAGTATATTAAACCTCCGTTTTTTCCAGAACCAAATGGTATTGAGGTCGACATCAACGGCGTGACCTCGTTTGTCCCCCTCGACCCCACCAACACGGATTACCAGCAGATTATGGCTCTAGTGGAAGACGGTGAGTTGACCATCGCTCCTGCGGAGGAACCGACTGAATAATGGCAATGGATGTCACCTTCCAGCCAGATGCCTTCCAGATAGATGCCTTCCAGACCTACACGGTGCTGGATGCATCGGCGGCTGTGCAGGGTGTGTCTAACGTCCAAGCTGACGCGGTCCGCGTCTTCGACGCAATGGCAGAAAGCAATGCCTTCTCCAACGTGACCTCAGTAGGCCAGATCGTCTACCTTGGCTCTTCCGCCATCGCGGGCGCATCCGCCCTCTCCGTCAGCGGCCATATCATCTACCTCGACTCGGCTGCTATCACGGGCGCGTCCAGCGTTGCCGCATCCGGCCAAGCAGTGTATATTTCTTCTGCTGCAATCAGTGGCACGTCCAGCCTTTCGTCCGCTGGGCAAATAGTTTACATCGGCCAATCGGCCATCGCGGCCATTGCCACGTTGTCCGTCAATGGCCGGAAGCTTTGGGAAGATGATGTTCCCTTTGCGGAGACATGGACCCTCAGTCCCTCTGCCGCTGAGACATGGACTACGTCCACCCCTGCCTCCGGGGCTTGGTCTACCACCTCCCCGGCTTCTGATATTTGGACCACCACCTCGCCCGCGAGCGAGATCTGGCAACAGGTGAACTAAGATGCCCGATTCATATACCCCGAATTTCAACCTGACTAAGCCGGAAGTGGGTGCCTCGACAGATACGTGGGGCACGAAGCTCAACGCTGATCTGGACATCATCGACAGTCTGGTTGCGCCCAAAGCGTCCCCCGCCTTCACCGGCACGCCGACTGCCCCTACTGCGGCCATTGGTACGGACAGCGCGCAGGTCGCTACAACCGCTTTTGTCCGAGACATTGTTCCCGCTGGTGTAATTGTGTTGTGGTCAGGCGCGTCGAGCGCCATTCCTTCTGGTTGGCTACTCTGCGATGGAACGAATAGCACTCCGGATTTGCGTGACCGTTTCATCGTCGGTGCTGGCTCTACTTACGCGGTTGGCGCGACAGGTGGTGCAAATACCGTTGCGCTTTCTACAAGTGAACTCCCGTCGCATACGCATACCTTCTCCGGCACGACAGGTTCTGACGGAATACATACGCATACCGTTAATGATCCGGGTCATACTCACATTATAAATGGTTTTGCTGGAGGCGCTGGCGCAGGGGTAAATACTTCGCTTGATCCTATTAGTGCATATACTTCTACTTCCTCCTCAACTACCGGAATTTCATTGAATTCTTCGGGCGCACATACTCATGCTTATTCCGGCACGACAAGCGCCGTAGGCTCCGGCTCTGCACACGAAAACCGTCCTCCATACTACGCGCTCTGCTACATTATGAAAGCGTGATGTTCACTGAACCAAAATGGCTCACTACCGCCCGCCGCCTGATTGGTACCAATGAGCAGGCGGGCAAGTCCAGCAACCCGGTCATTCTCGGCTGGGCCGCTGCGATGGCTCCGTGGGTCAAAGAGTTTTACGTGGACGATGACATCCCGTGGTGCGGCTTGTATGTCGGTTACTGCTTGCAGACGAATGGCATCACGCCGCCGAAGGATCTTCTCGCTGCGCGTGCCTATGCAAAATGGGGCGAGGATTGCCCGGTCGCCATCCCCGGCACGGTGCTAGTCTTTTCCCGCAACGGTGGCGGGCACGTTGGGTTTTATGTTGCTGAAGACGAGCATCACTTCCATGTGCTTGGCGGCAACCAAGATAACACGGTGAACGTGACGCGGATTGCCAAGTCACGCTGCATCGGAAAACGCTGGCCCGAAGGCCAAAGCAAACCGTGGTTCGGGAAACCAGTCTGGCGTTCCGCGTCTGGTCCGGTTTCTACAAACGAGGCGTAAATGGCTCTCTTTCCAGTCAAACTGCCACCGGGTGTCGTGCGTGGGGCAACACCATACGAGAACCCTGATCGTTGGTGGGATGTCAATCTAATCCGCTGGCGGCAAGGGGTTCTTGAACCCGTGGGCGGCTGGGCGCGTATTAGCTCGTCCCCGATGGAAACCACGGTACGTGCGCTGCACGTCTGGAAAGACAATAACAACGTCGAACGTCTTTTGGTCGGGCAGGAGGACCGATTAAAGGCGCTCGTCGATGGTTCTTACGTAGACGTGTCCCCACCGAACCTCGTCCCGCTTTATGACGCGGGTGGTGTTGGCTATGGGACGAATGATTACAACGAAGAAGATTACGGCGATGCCCGTGCGGTTCCGTCTGTTTTGTGGCAGGCGGTTGCAGGCATGTGGTCCTTCACCAACTGGGGTGAAGATGTCATTTGCTTGGACAACATCGACGGTCGTTTACTTTATTATACCAGCAGCACCCCGTCAGAAGTTGTCCAGCAAATTGGAAAACGGACGATCACTGCCGTCGCGCACAACGGTGGCACGACCACAATCACTGTTTCCCACCACCATGACTTCACGGTCGGGCGGACCATTGTTGTAGCGGGGACCACACCGAACGGCGGTGCTTACAATGGCACGTTCACCATTGTAGCTACACCGACGGCAACGACCTTTACTTACGCGCAGAGCGGTACGCCCAACATTGCTACGACTGCGACGGCTGGTACCGCAACAATGACCAACGTCGTGGCAAACGCAGTTGCGGTCCATACGACACCGGAACGGCACGTCATTGCGATTGGTGCGGACAACAATGCTCGCCGCATTGCATGGAGTTCGCGCGAAGATTTCACGGACTGGAACTACGCCAGCACGACGAACACGGCTGGTTACATCGACGTTGAGGCAACCTCACCGCTCCGCACCATCGTGCCCGTGCGCGAAGGCGCGTTGGTGTTCTCGGACACGGAAGTTTTCCTCGTCCGCTACGCGAGCTTGCCTTACATCTATACAGTCGAGCGTATCGGTGAAACGAAACTTCTTTCCCCGATGTCCACGGCCACCTTCGAAGGCAAATGCGTCTGGCACTCTGAGACTGGCTTCCGGCTTTATGAAGGTGGCGCAATCATCAACGTGCCGTGTTCAATCTATGACTGGTACATAAACGACGTAAACCTAAACGCCGCCCGTCTACGCGGCTTTGCGGCGTGGAACGGTGCATTTTCGGAAGTATGGTTTTTCCATCCTTCTGAGAACAGCAATGAGTGCGACCGCTACTCCATCTGGAACTACGCCGAGAACTGGTGGTCTTTCGGTTATCTGGAGCGGACGGCGATGTCCCCCGCTGCGGAACGTGACCGGCCTCTGATGTCGGGATCCGACAACCATATCTACGACCACGAATACGGCTGGTTGGCGGCAGGTCTGACGCGCGTTGGGACGGTTTGGGCGGAAACCGCACAACTGGGCCTCGGCCCGCCGTCCGACCGGGGCATTGAAATCACGCAGTTGATGCCTGCGAACGCCGAAGGCACAGGGTCCATGCGCTTCCGGTTCTATGGCCGACAAACGCCGGAAGGTGCGGAGCGGACATATGGTCCGTACACTGTACGGACAAATGGTTACGTAGACACGCGCATTTCAAGCCGCGATGTGCGGATGCGGATCGAAGCAAACCAAGACATTTTCTGGTCTTTGGGGACCATCCGTATGGACATTGCAGAGGGGCCACGACGGTGATAATCTACCTCCCACCGGCCCCTCCTTCCTATAGTTCTGGGGCTTTTAACCAGATTATTGACGCGCTCCGCCGTGCGTTCCAGCCTGCTGTAAGTCAAAGCGAAGCCAGTCCTCGCCTCCTACTGCAAGCGCCTAACGGGACGGTGTATGAGGTAACGGTCAATAACTCGGGTGTCCTGACAACGGCGATCAATGACGGCAAAGACCGAGACATCTAAGGCGGCATTATTCAAAAAGATGGAGAAGGCTCTCCGTCTCATGGGTTCGACCCACACTCTTGAGGACGTGGTCGAGGCGCTGAAGAAAGGGGAGATGCAACTGTTCCATAACGACCGGGCAGTTGTCATCACTGAGATCGCGGTCAGCCCGCGTAGAAAGTTTGCAAACGTGTTCATGTCCGCCGGGGAACTAAACGGCGTGATCGAACTCAAGGGCCAGCTTGTGAAGTGGGCCAAGGATAATGGGATTGAGTTTGCTCGGGCTGCGGTCAGACCGGGTTATGAGAAGTACCTAAAGGACGCTGGTTGGAAGACCAAGATGGTCCTGATGGACTTCGATCTAAAAGGAAACTGACATGGGCGCTAAAGCTCCTGCGGCACAAACTGTGACACAGAAAACTGAGCTACCGGCTTGGTTGGAAGACGTTACGAAGCAAAACCTCCGTCTTGCGGACGAAATTGCGAGCCGTCCTTATCAGGCATATGGCGGCGAACTTGTTGCGGGTTTTGCGCCGGAGCAGGAACAAGCTTTTAGCATGGCGCAGCGCCAAGCTGGCAGCACGATGCCGCTCTATCAGACTGCGGCGGGGACCGTGTCCGGTTTGACGGGCTATCAGGCTCCTTCGTTCCTGCAAGGCGATGTCACCGCATACATGAACCCGTTTATCGGGGAAGTTGAGAACCGTGCTATCGCACGCGGCCAAGAGGCGTTGCTCCAAAACTTGAACCAAGTATCGGCGCAGGCTGCGCGTGCGGGTGCGTTTGGTGGTTCGCGTCAGGCTATCCAAGAAGGTGTCGCGCAGGCGGAAACTGCGAAGAACATGGCGGATCTTTCGGCGCAACTGCGGATGCAGGGTTATAACCAAGCTGCCGGTTTGCTGGAGAACGATCTCGCTCGGCAGATGGCCGGTACGGAAGTGCAGATGCGTGC